TTACCGAAGTTAGGGAAATGCTTTTTGAATAGAGCAGATGCTTCCTTATGCTTACCTTTGTTAGTTAGTTCCTTAGTTCTCTGGAGAACAGCAGATTTTTTCTTCTGCTCAGGAGTCTTCTCCTCCTCTAAGTCCCAACCTAGACGCTCTCTCCAAGAGTTAGCATCAGCATCGAGTGCTTTCTTATCGTGTGCCATCGTCTCTTGCATACCAAGAATCTGACGAACACGACTTACCTTGTTATCCATTTGGTTGTCTTCTCCAAGACGTTTAGCTAGTTTATCTGAACCTGTGGCAACGGCACGTGAGGTTTTACCTACGACCTTCTTAATCCCTCTCTTAATTGCAGAACCTGCACGTTGTAAGAGGTTTGGTCCTTTCTTCTGTGGAGTAGAACTAGATTTGGTAGTACCAGTAGAAGAAGTCTTACTTCCACCTGTAGCAATGTGGGAAAACCCACTAGGTTTGGAGGAAGTCTGAGATCCAGATGCACTGCTCAGAGCAGTACGTTTAGCCTTGATCCTAGCAGCATCATAAGATCCAGCTGCGTGTCCAGCGGCTTTACCCGCTGCACCAATAGCTTTCTTAGCACCAGACTTGAGTGCTGAACCTACTTTACTAGCTCCAGACTTAAGTGCTGAACCGACACGCTTTGCAGCTCCTGCAATACGCTCGGCACGAGATGGTCCTTTGTCAGTGTCGTGTCCTAATGTTACCTTAGCTTCGGACAGTAAGTCACCTTCAAAAGATTCTATTGCTTCATTCAATTCTTCTTCAGGAAGTTCTACGAGAGCCTCGACAATTAAATCCTCTAATTGCTCGTCGGTTAACTCGTCAATCTCTTCCCCTAATTCTTCTAAGACATCAGCGATCCAATGGGTCTCTTCTTGGTTTACTACACCTGTACCTGTACCCTCTACACCGCCTTTGTAACCAGCAGATTTAGCATCTCCTTTTGCTTTGATGCTTTTTTGTTGTGCGTTGACTGGCTCTTCAGTCGATGGCTTCTCTTTTACCTGATCAATCTTACCACTTGCTGCACTAGACTTTGCCTTAATGGTGTTAGCATTAGAAGTCTCTAGTAACTCAGCGATCTCTTTATGAGCAGTTGATCTACAGTGCTCATTAATATAGTCCTGAACAGCATCACCTTCGAAGTTATTCTTAGCGTAAGATAATGTGTAACGTACTCTATGCACGTCTGCTGGACTGTATTTAAGCAGCTTTGAAGTTAAAGATAAATCCATTGACTTAATTCTTTGTAATTACTATTTAGTTGAGGTTGCTTTTCTGAAGTCAACAAACTTTTTGACTGGTTGTCCAGGTGTCATTGACTGAATAGCAGTTCTGATAGTGTCTTGTCCGACCTTCCAGTCGTTACCGTCTGGACTATCGTCTGCTGAAGGGTGCTTCTCTTCAACTTCCATAAGGGAAGTTAACCATACTTTAAACTCCCACCCGTGTTCATCTTCGAAGATCGCATAGTTTGTTCCACGATGTACAATGTGACCTTGTACACCAGTATCAGTATGCTCAACCAAGGTACCTAATGAGAATACCTCACCAGATATATAGGCTTCACGTAAATCATCCTGTGCAAGTTTGGGAGCAATCTGCCACAGTTCTGTAACCTTCTGTTCGACCTCTACCTCTGGAGGTAATCCCATACCTACACGTACTTCCTTCATCATTTTCTTAACGTCCTTAAAGCCTTTTGGCATACCTTCAGCAAATGCTTCAAGGTTTCCTTCAGCAGCAAACGCTCTTAACTTAGAAGCAGACATACCCTCAACACCATCGGCATCGGGGTCTCTCTCACCAGCAGATACTACTGCTAGTTCTTCAAAGTCATATGCAACACCATTATATTTCTCAAGTAGTCCTTTGAATTCTGATACACGATCAGAACCAACGACCATAGTAACACCAGAGTATCCTTCTTGATTTAATGTGGTTAATACATTAAAGATGTTGGACATATCAGCATCGTTAACGATAGCTTCAGAATGTTCTGGGAACATCTGTTGCATAAACTGAATCTTAGTCTCTGGTTCTAGTGGATTCTTTTTAGGATCCACTGTACGTGATGGATATATCCTATAGTTATCTGCTCCTTCAGAAGCAACAGTCGAGAAGATTTTCTCGTGTCCTATAGTAGGGGGATTGAAACGTCCAAATGTTAAAGCGATGTGTCCGAGACCCTCACCACCATTCTCAGGCATATGAGCATCTTCTTCAGCACCTTGATTAGCACCAACAGTTGCCTGTTCTGCTTCTTTCTTATCAACAGCAACCAGTCGTTCTCCACCAACAGACTTGGCAACTATATTACCTTGCCTATCAGCATAGTATCCGTGACCAGCGTGAGTGAGTCCTCTTTTAGATGCTGCTTCACCAGCAACTGTCCTTGCCTCAGATAAAAATTGGCTTAACTTCATCGCAACATTTTCTGTTTCCGTGTATTATTTATCACCCCCAGTTCTTCTCTACTGTAAAGTTGGCGCGGGAGAATTCTAGTCGATCAACTAATTTGAGAGCAGAACCTGATTTAATAGCTACAAATCCTTCGGGTGCAGTTACTTTAAACCCAGTATCAGTCTTGATATAGGTACCAATACCTTCTACTTTATTCAACTGTTTAATCACTAAAGATTTTGCCGCAATTATATTCATATATGAGGCAACAGTCATATAAATTGAGGTCTTATACGTGGTTAAAAACTTTAATCCATCAACCTTTATCTTCTTATATTTGTCCTGAGTTGCTTTAGTTTTCTTCTTAGCAATCTCTTTATCTAATAGTTCAGCATAGAACTGAGAGAATCCAGTAGCAGTCTGCTGTACATTACTAATTGCTTTACCCTTCCTAATAAAACTATTGAAGTATTGTTTAAAGAGAGTGGAGAATAAGAACCTACCATCACCTTGACCACCAAGTATATCTAAGAACTTAGATGCTTGCTTCAATGATCCAACTGTTTTATTAATTGCTTTATCATAAGCGGTCTTCTCCATCTTACTAAAGTTTGTCGATCCTGTTACATCATTGAACGTTGCAGTAGCAGCATAGACAGTAGGAGTTGACCCAAATTGAGTCTTCTCTACACCAAAGCTAGCATTCATACTAGCTAGATCACTGCCACTATATGATGTATGGAATACTATACCAAGATCTGCTGACTCAACATTCTTATAGATCGCAGATCCTTTCTCTACACAGTAAGTAATAGTATTAGGTTGGAACGAAATACATTGCTTACCGTCAATGCGTTGACTCTTCTTATCACTTCCACTGAACAAAAGATCACCCTGTAATACACCTTTGATCTGCATCTTTGATAGATGCTTTAAACATATCTTTAATTTCTTAGCAAGGTCACCTTCATACCCAAAGTAATCAACATCATAGTCTGAATAACATACCTTTGGTATACCTGTCTTATTGAATACTGATTTAGTTCCTACAAAGAACTGTCCATTACCAGGGTCGATACCACATACAATAGCAGGTGCACCATCCCACTTAGTAGTTACCTTTATACTAGAGGAAGGTTCACTGAGCATCTTACCCAACTCCTTCAAAAATTTTATAGCATTATGTCCACCCTTAGTACCATTGTTAAGGATGTCATCTTCAAGGTGTTCAAGGTGTGTGTTCTTAGCCATTATGCTTTGTAATCAAATCTGAATGCAATAGAAGAGATACCATCTCTCGACTTCCCTCGTATTGCAATCTTAGTTTTCTTCATTACCTTAGTAATGTACGTACTGTCCATCTCAGTCCATTGATCTGGATTCAACATATAATTTGCAACAGCATCTTGGTTGTCACTGAAAATTCCTTTACCTGTTAGTGCTTCTTCAATAACACAATACTTGAAATCAGGATCCTCTTCAAGATATCGACACAAATCGTCAACTAACTGAGGCTTCCTCATAGCAATCCACTTCTGATAGTTCTTGTCTGCTTTTATAGCACCCGTCTCATCAAGTAATTCTTTTACAATATTTGGTTTCCTTGCCAAAGCCTTTGGAAGATTCTTCTGTGAGACTAACTTAGTAGGAGTAGATTGTATCTGTTCTATCAACGTTGTTAAATTCTTTCCTCGTGTACCAGGACAATTTGATGCAGCTCTTGCTAAACCTTCTCCTGTACTAGGACCTTCAGCACTTGATAACTGTACAGCACCTTTCATTTTAACTGACACTCTATAAGCATTAGAGTTGCCACTTTTAAAAACAATATCTGTTTTAGGTTCTGGTTTACCTTTGATACCTAACTCATCACTATGCCAAGCGTTCTCCTTCAGATCTGCTGGTATCAACTTAACAGCTTTTACAGCAGCGGCTGATACATCTCCACCCCAATCCTTTAGATTCTTATGTTCCTTGGCTCTCTTCTGTATCTCTGATATACCTTTGGTTTCCATCAGACACAGATAGACGATGTTCCATTCTAGTTTTACACCCTTGTTAGCCATCGACTATACTTTTTCAAGTATTTATCACTGACCAGTAGTGCGTTCCCAGATACCTCTAGCGTGATTGTTATGCTCAACCAATTTAGTTGCCCACTTCATATCATCTAATGATACTTCTCTGTTAAGTCTGACCTTACAGGCTATGACAGAGAGTCTTAGCCTGTAATCTTTAGATAGAGTCACGTTCTCAAAGGTCTCCATCAGCACGGTTCTCCGATTTTTCAACACTGAACTCTTCTCCAGGATATCGAGCAGCAAGTTTAACTGTGTTCCTGATGATGACTTCTTCCATACGTACACCCAATGCCATACAAGCATTAGCAGCATACCATAGTACATCACCAAGTTCTATCATCAAGTGCTCTTTGTTTTCTTCGTTATATGGTTTGCCTTGGAACTTCATCTTCTTGACGATCTCCATAAACTCACCAGACTCTGCAACCAAACCTGATGCAGCAGTATCTAATCTAGCAATATTACATCCAGCAGTCTTAAGATCCTCATACCTTTCGATTAATTTATCAAAGTTCTTAGACTCATCACTAGTAACAAGATCAACGAACTTAAGATAGTTATCTAAATCTACCTCAAACTTACCTGTCTTCTCTGCTTCCTTCTGCTTTTTCTGCTGACGTTTCTGCACCTTCTTTGCTTGAGGTGTAGGTGGTTCACTACCAAATCCTTTTGGTAAATTTGATAGGTCTGGTTTAGGTACAGCAGTCTTCTTGATCTGCTCATCCATAGTTGGTGGAGCTTGATCTTTAAGTGACGCATTATCAGGTAGGTTTGTACCTGTATTAAGATCCTTCAGAACATCTTCAATCTGCTTCGTAGGATCAGTTGCACCTACAGGATTTTGTGGATCCTTCGCTGAGTCAGTCATACTTTAAAGTCAGTAAATTTTGTAGTAACAGGGAGGACAGCAGTAACTGGTTCTGATGTGTCCTGATTCGAATCAATTATATCATCTTGTTCCTGACAATCATACAGCCTCATCTTGTTCCTGTCAATGCCTAGTGCGAACCTTTTGTTCGCAGTCGGGTCATTGTATCTGTTCTTGAGCTGCTTAACCATAATTTTATTTTCCTGTTCAAGATCTTCGGTAGAGATAAGCGCGAACATAAAATCAGCAGTAGCAGGAAGTCCAAAAGACTCACTAGTATCGGTAAGATCAACGTCTGAGTTTCCATAGCCTGACCTCGTAGTTTGGGTGGCAGATATGATCGGTAGGTCTGCCTCAACAGCTAACCCTCTCAATTCTTCAGCAATCGCTTTAACGTAAGTATAGGAGTTAACTATTGCGCCTTTATACCTAGCCGATGCACAGATATTTAGGTAATCGATGTAAATTATGTCAGGAATGAAGGATTTCTTTATGGCCAATTCCTGAAGAAGTGCTTTGAAATGTCCTACGTGTGCTGAAGCAGTTGGATACTCCTTAACAATTAGTCTACCCTTAGTCTTCTTCATTACCTTCTCTATCTTACTATCGAACATAGGTTTGGGTAGTTTCTCTAACTGCCTACAGTCTACGTTCAAGAGATTAGCGTCGATACGTTCAGCAATTTTCTCTTCAGCCATCTCCATCGTGATATAGAGTACGTTCTTACCGAGTGATAAGTTACTAGCAGCGCAATGGCACATAAAGAGAGACTTACCCACACCAGTACCTGCAAGAGCAATGTTGAGAGTTTTATTAGGAAGTCCACCCTTTGTGATACGGTTGAAGTATTCCAAATCGAAAGGTATCTTTTCCTCAGTGGTATGGTAGAAATCGTATCTTTGCTCGTAGTCCTCAAGGTAATCATGTCCTACATGAGTATCAAATCCCACTGCTAATGCATCAGAAAGTATACTAGGTATTGCACCAGTAGCTCTCTTCTCATCATTACCTTCTGCAATCTTAATACTCTCCATGAGAGCAAGGTAAATAGCACGTTCCTTGCACCACTTCTCAGTACTATCTAAGATCCATTGAGGATCAGACTTCTCATCATCAATATCTCTAATGAGTTGCACAATTTTTCCATGCTGTTCATCAGATATAGTATCGAGATGTCCTACTTCAATCTCTAATGCTTCCTTAGTAGGTAAAGCATTATACGCAGTGAAGTATTTAGAAATTACATTGAATAAATTCCTCTCAAGTGTCTCGGAAAAATACTCTGACTTAATGAATGGTAAAGTCTTCCGAACATACTCTTCCTCAAGAAGAAGATTCTTTAATATCAGGTTCTCAACTTTGCTCATTCTTTTTAATCACCACTGGAATTGATAGTGTCATTCTAAGATCAGAATTTTCATTCATAGGAGAATTAGATTCAATCCATGATGGATGTATTATAACATCTCCTTGGTTCACGTAAACCCCACTAGTGTCAGTCCATTCATTGACACTAGGATCAAAGGTACGAATAATCTGATGTATTGGATGCCAATACATATCTGACTTCTTACAATCACTTATGTAGTGAGTTAATGTATAATGACTTGGTAGAGTATCCATTCTATCTGTACTCTCACCTTTCTCAAGTGCTTTTAAAATATATGTTTGGAAGATCCACGAATGAGTATCAGAAGCACCAATCTCATCCATAAACTGATCCATTATATCACTATAATTTTGATATAAAGGATTGGGTACATTAGGGTATGCCATAATTACAGGAGATATTTGATCGAATCTCTCCTGTTTGTATTCATTATCCCAATAGTCTACGTGAGGTTGATTATTAGAGATAGCATACTTACGAATTGGTGCAGAAAATAAATCTATCTTCATGACTTATCAGTACCATACTTATATTCTTGACCAGAAGCCCAGTCAAGTTTCTCCATCACTTCTTCCGTGAAGTATTTTTCGGGATCCTTAAGGATAGCAGAAGGATAAACGGAGCTATCGCCGACAACAATGCGGTTGCCTTTACGAGTGAAAACTCCGTACTTCTCACCAAGTTCCAAGAGTCCATAGTATCTATCGAGACCTCTAGCATCATAGTACAACCTCGTTTCTACTTGTGAATTTTCTACAGTCAGACGCGACTTAGCAGCCTTTGCTTTGACAATGTTTCCGATGACATCTTTACCGTCTTTCTCTTTCTTTTTCGAGAGGTATATGATTGTAGAAGCAGCGTACTTAAGACCGCTACCCCCACCCATTTCTTTAGTGGGTACATAGGCTCCGACGACATCATAGGTGTGATTAGTGACAAGTAAGGGGACATTGGCTTTACCAAGTTTTAAGGTAAGTATTCTGAAGATTGCTTTAACTACCTGTGCTCTAGTCATGTCACGGGTGTCTTTACCCTCTGCACTGTCTGCTAGTTCTTTAGAAGTAGAAAGCATTCCTAATGAGTCTAGCACAAACATCATTGGTTTGCGATCTTTTATGTCCAATGCTAGATATTTGTCTAATATCTGTATTGCCTGTGTTCTAAACTCCTGTACTGTAGTAACAGGACATAAGATCATACGTGATCCATCTATACCACGCTCATCTATCATGTCTTTGGTGATGGCAGCTTCACTTTCAAAGTAAACTACACCTGCTTCAGGGTTCTCTTTCAGATAATTCTGAACAACACCCAAACAAAAGAAGGTCTTACCAGTACCTGATTCACCTGCTAATGCAGTGATCTTATTGCTTGGAACACCACCATAAATTGAACCACTACAGAGAGCATTAAAAATATAAGAACCAGTGTCAATGAAAGATTCAATATCTCCCACGCCACCTTCAGAAAGGAGACCAGCATATTCATTGTCAATTGTTTTCGCTATGTCGTTAAAAAATGATGAAGTCATGCAAATAAAAATTCAAGGTTGGACACTCTCTCTGTTTCCCATCCTATCACGTTTGTGATCATCCGTAAAGGGTCTAAGAAAGATTTTTTAAATTGGGCATCACGATCTATACTCTTCTCCAAGTCCAATTCTCTAGGAAATGTGTTAAGGAAAGAGATAACGTTCTCATTCATTTTGTTTGGAACTCTTAAGTACAGATACTTGATCTTCTCACCCTCTTGAACTAACGGATATTTGTATTCGAGTTTGTTTTTTGCGATATAAAAATTATAAAGCAAACTTCCACGAACATGTAGAGGGCATCCCTTTGAATACACGGTTCCTGACGCTTTGAATTTGCGTAAGCCATTGACTGACCTCGGAAATGCTATGTCTTCAGGCGGTAATGAGTCAAACTCATCCCTGAATCTATCTATAAAGGATATAAGTTGGTCTTCTGAACCAGTCACCATGATCTTTAATGCCTCTTTAATTGCAGTACGACATGGCATAGGAGTGGAAGACTTAACTGCTTCAAGACCCATGATCTTAAGTTTAGGTTCCTTATAACGAACACCCTCACTATCCCATACGTTAAGAATATACCTCTTCTTAGCAGTCCATATACCACTAGAAGCAATATTCTCACGCTTCATGAACATCTTCTGATCATATGCGTTTACGTAGTCGGCCAGTTCTTTGTAGCAACTTTCAATATAAGGCTCAAGTTCCACTTCACAGACCTTATCAAGGAACGTGACAACGCTTTCATCAGTTTTCTCTCTGCCCTTGTATACAGTCTTGACCAAAGGCCCCATATTAAGATAAATGGAATCAGTATCTGAAGCAATAACATAATCAATCTCCTCTGTTTTTAATACCCTATTAAGGTATTGGTTCATTTTGTTTTCAATCCAACGGATGCTAAATTGCCCACCGTAAGTAATCGCCTCAGCATTGCGTAGGTTGTAATATCTAAAGTACTGATTTCCGATGGCACCATAAGCCGAATTGAGCTGGATCTTTCGAGCCATTTGGATGTTATTGAATTTACTAATATCCTTTTGTAACTGAGCAGTGGGACTTTTTTCATAATCCCTCTTTGCTTGAAGCATTTTTTTCTTATATAACGTGCGTTCGTCATAAATCTTCTGCATAATCTCTGGTAGGAACCCATGGATATCCTTCCTGTACTGTGCACCATTAGGTGCTACACAAAACTCACCATCAATCTTAACCTCTTTCCTTAAGAGCCTTTCAACGCTCGCGCTGGGATGTCTAGTCTCCCAGAGGGTTTCGGGACTGATATTATATTGCATAATGAGGTGAGGATAAAGACTATTGAGGTCAAAATTAACAACCCAATCATAGCGTCCTGGTTTCGGTTCCTTGACATAAGCCCCTTCGTACTTCTCGTTTTTGTCTGATCGTTTTGCTGGTGGTACAACAAGATTTTTATTCTTAAGGAAATTATATATGATTGTATCCCACATACGCACTTGGAAATACACATCCCTTATGTTGACTTTAGCATCATATGCTAGAGCAATAGCAAGCTCTATCAACTTCATCTTCTCCTCAAGACGAACTACCAGTTCCACGTCCTTGATGTTGTAATCAATGAACTTCTGCCAGTCCTTTGTATAGAAGTCTTTAAAGTTTTCAAACTCACTGTGATCAAGTTTCTTCTGACCTAGTTCCACAAATGCAATGTGATCTAAGCGATATGATTCTTGATTAGTATATGTGAACTTCTTATAAAGATCAAGATAATCTACAACATTGATGCCAAACATGTTGTATATGATCTGTTGACGACCTTTAATCTCCATCTCCTCACGATGAACAATGCCCCATGGAGACATCTGCTTCATCTCCTTCTCACCAAACAACCTTTCCATACGTCCACATATGTATGGTACGTCATAAAGTTCTACATTCCACCCCGTAAGAATATCTGGGAAATTAGTAGTCCAATAGTGAAGAAAAGCACGAAGAAGATGTTCTTCGCTGTCACATAAGATATATTCAACGTCCTTGCGATCCGTCCTATACGGTTTGGTACCCCATACTTTGATCTTACGGCTGATATAGTCTTGGACTGTAATACTGAGAAGAGGTTCCGCGCATTCTTGCACGTTAGGAAAGCCATTTTCACATGCCACTTCGATATCAAGAGATGTAACCTTAAGACTCTTAAGGTCATAGTCCACTTCTGCAGGAAACTCTTTTGATATGAATTGGTAGAGATATCTGTCATACCCATGCACCTCAAAATTATCTATGTCTTTGTACTTGTCTCTAAATGCCCTAGCTTCTCTTATAGATTCAAACTTAACAGGCTTTGCGTATCTACCATCAAGTGTCCGATGCTTGGTCTTCTTATCAGTAACGACAAAAAGGGTTGGAGAAAACTTAAACTTCCTTTGGATACGTTGTCCGTTCTCGTATCCCAGATAAAGCAGGTTATCCCCAACCATCTGAACATTAGTATAGAAACTCATTCTTTAGTGACTAGTTCGTACTTTGTACGGATGGTATCCGTTGGTTCTACTATTGTAGCAAGAGTTTCGGAATAAAGCAAGACATCTGTGTCAGTTGTATAACTGGGCCACGGTTCTAATGTACCATCATCCTTGATTAGGTACGGATCCTGTAGGTGGCAATTCGGTTCCTCCTCCAGTTGTTCCACCTTTGAGATCAGGTGTATCCCCGACCTCAGAATCACTACCATCGTCTCCATCTTCATCCTCCAATAATTTTTCTGCGTCAGCAAATAGCTGTTCCATGTCAACGTCAGCATCCTTACCAGCAATCATATCTTCATGCCTTTGGAAACTCTTTTCATAGTTCTCTTCTTGTATAGCAGCGAGATACTGCTCGGTAATAGTATCCAATGGATCATATGCGGTTAACACATGATGACCTGGCAAATAAAAATCTCTCTCTTTACTCAAAGGTGCCCATGGAAACCAAGATACTTGATATCCTTTCTCTTGATTTATAACAATACCATCTTCATTGGAAACAATATCCAATCTAAAAGGCTTATGCAAATGAAAACCTATAGGATCCTTAGTATCAGGATCAGTTATCTCCTTAACTTCAGTGATAACTTCTTCACCAGATTTTAATAATAAAAGTTTTACACTCATTCTACACTACCACCTATCTTCTGTACATTAGTAATGTATGTATCACGAAGACTAGGTACTGGTTCTAGAATAGTAACAACCATATTATGATTAATTGGAACTCTAGTCTCAGGTGTTAAAGGACACCAAGGAGAATAGTTAACTCTAACCTCTGGATCCTCAACAATACCTGTACCATCAAGTTTTGGTTGTTGATACTCTACCCTATAAGGATAGTTCATAATGTATGCTTGACGAGCACCACTGTCTTTATCCACAGCTTCTTGTAAATCACAGATAACATTATCACCATTGAACATGACGACAACCTTAACTCTATCACTATTGACTATGGTACCCTGTGCCTCCTTTGGAGTTACATTAATGGGATCTTTCTTCTTAGCCATTCTTATACTCTATGTTAATTGATATTATAATAGGGGAACTGACAATTGTCAATCCCCCTGATCCATCTCGAACCAAATTATATATAGTCCTTCCTTGCGTGATGGTCTGGAACTATCTTACCTAGTGTTACGACCAGTAGTCCGTCATCGAATCGTACATCTCGTATTTCGGTATCATCTGAGAGTGTCCAGACCCTAGTGAAGTCCCTTGCGGCCACTCCTCTATGTCTAAACGTTCTATCATCCTTCTGTTCTTCTTTGCTGCCTTGTACATGTAATTTTCCAAACTCCGTAAAGACTTTGAGCTCATCTTTTTTGAAGCCCGCCAAGGCAACTTCCAACTTCGATTCCACATTGTTAATTTCTATAATGTTGTATGGTGGATACGTTGAAGATGTATCGACACCATCCCAAAATCTGTTGAGGTATTCATCCATACCAATGCTGTTTCTATGAATCTTCTCCATTAATTCTGGAAGATTCGCAGCGTGAAATCTTGCTAAGTTAGTCATGATAGTAGCTCCTTAAATAAGCGAGTTTGTGTTTTGTGGACCCCGAAGGCATCCACTATTATTTACCACTTTTCCGCTACAATCTCAATAGTGTTATCTACACTTTTAGATTCGGTTACTACCGTGAAG